GGCGTGATGGCGAAACCCTCCGTGCCCGCGTGGTCGTCCATGACAAGCGGGCGGTGGACCTGATCGAGCGCGGCTTGAAAGCCGAACTTTCGGTGGGGTATACTGTCGAAACCGAACAGGTTGCCGGTGTCACCCCGGAGGGCGCCCACTACGACGCCGTCCAGCGCAACATCCGATGCAACCATCTGTCAATCGTTACCCGTGGCCGGGCCGGTAACGCCCGGTTTTCCAAGGAGTTCCCCCGAATGGACGAACAGAAAAAGCCCGTCGAAGCGCCGACGGTCGATCAGCTGCAGGCCCGTTGCGATGCCCTGCAAGCTGAAGTTGAGCGCCTGCAGGCTGAGCCCAAGGCTGTCGAGCTGTCAGGTGAGAAGCTGGCCGCCATGCGTGCCGAGATCGAAGCCGCTGTGCGTGCCGACGTGGCCGAGGAGTACGCTGCCGCCGACGTGGCCAAGCAGTTTGGCGTGAAGCCGGAAGGTTCCGCCATCGCCACGATGAAAGCCGTGCTCGCACACGCCCAGCCCAGTGTTAAACTGGATGGCAAGTCGGACGAATACATTCGTGCCGCATTTGACGTTGTCCGCACTGTGCGCGCCGAGCCTGCCAAGGTTGAGCAGAAGCCCGTGCAAACCGCGACCACCGCATTCACTTTCCTGAAGGTCTGAACGATGTACAACATCCCCAAATCCAGCCCGGGCATGATCCAGCACGGGTACTCGCCAACCGCCATCGAGACGTTCCCTGCTGGCGCTGAAATCCCGTTCGGCGCCGCCGTGATGCTGGACACCAATGGCGCCGTGGTTGAAGCCACGAACGGCAATCTGATCGGTTTTGCCATCGCCTCACACGTGTGCGTCGGCCAAGGCAAATACCTGAAAGGCCAGCCCGTCGGCGTGCTGACGCAAGGCACGATTACGGTCCGCGCCTCCGGAAAAGTCGATGCCAACGCCCGCCTCAACTACCACGGTTCCCAGAAAGCCGTGATGGCCAAGGCAACCGGCGGCAATGAGCCGGCCTTCCTGAACCTGGTGGCCAAGACCGCGACCGCTGCTGGCGGCGTGGTTGACGTGCAGGTTCTGACCGTCAAGTGATGTCCGCGGGGCGCTATAATGCGCCCCATCACCACTTTCTCTGCGAGAATGCAATGTCTGAACTGATCAAATCCCTGCTGAACCTGGACGACGCCGGTAGCGCCCTGGTGTCCAGCAAGCTGCAGGCTGTCTACGGCGGTCTGCTGCAGCAACTGGCTGTGCAACCCGAAGCTGTCCGCCTGTTCCCCGTGCTGGGTGAGGGCATGGGTGCTCACACGTCGGTCGAGTCGTCCGAATACGACTCCTACGGCCGTGCCCAGATCGTGCACAACAAAGCGACCGACATTCCGGCCGCCGACATTGGCAAGATCAACCGCAACGCCAACCTGTTCCAGATCGCCAACTACATCTGCTTCAGCACGATGGAGCTGGAAGTGGCTGCCCGCACCGGTTCGCCGCTGGATCAGGGCAAGCACCAGGCCGCGATGATCGCCCAGGCTGCTGAGATCGACCGGATCTTCTGGCAGGGTGACGCCTCCTACGGCATCACGGGCTTCAACGGCTTCAACTTCGCCCAGACCGAACTGAAGAACGACGGCACTGGCAACAGCAAGCTGTGGGAAGCCAAGGGTGCCGCCGAGATCGCCCGCGACATGCGTGCCCTGGTTCGTTCGATCGCCGTCAATACGAACAGCCTTGTGCGTGCCGATACGCTGTACCTGTCTGGCGACGCGATGGAACTGGCTGCCACGAAGAACATCAACGGCAAAACGGCTCTGGCGATCTTTGCCGAGACGATGCCCGGCGTGAATGTGATCGAGTCCGTGGCGATGAAGACTCTTGGTGGCAAGGACATCCTGGCCATGCAGAAGTCGGCTGCCGTGGGCGGTATCTGGCTGCCGATGTTCGGCTATCGCCACCCTGAGCAGCGCGAAGGTCTGGGTATTAAGACGATCTTCGAGAGCCGCACCGCAGGCCTTGTGATCGGCAACAGCAAGGCCATCGTGACGGCCACCGGCATCGTGTAAACTACACGGTGACCCCGAAAGCCCCGCTTCGGCGGGGTTTTCTTTTTGGAGAACAGGAATGCCCAAACTGTATCGCAACGCCCGCGACTTCACCATTGTCATCGGCTCCTTCTACGTGCGCCCCGGCGACACGATCGAGCTGGTTGGCTACAACGGCTCGATGCTGGAGCCTGTTGCCGCCGAAATGCCCGCGGAGGCCCCCGCCACCACCGAGACTGAAGAACCCGTGGTCGAAGGTAAGCCCAAGCGCGCCCGCAAAGCCGCCGCCGAGCCGGAGGCTGAGTGATGACCGAACAGGAAGTGCTTGACCAGATCGCCGCCCTCGGCGAATCGTCGGCCGGCATGACGCTGTTCGTCAAGCTGGCGATGATGTGGGGCAAGCTTGCCAAGCTGCCGCCCGAGAAGGTGGCGTTTGCTGCGGCGCTGTACGCCCTGCATCTGAAGGCCACGCGGTCACAGTCGGCCCAGGTGCTGACCGAGCGTGAGGGTGACCTGTCCCGGACCTACGCCAACACACAGGGGCAAGACCCCCTTGGTTGGAGCTTCTGGGGGCGGATGCTGAAGGACCTGCTGGAGGCCGAAGGGCAGACCACGGAGTACCACACCCCGGGGTTCCTGGTGAGCCCGTACCAAGAGGGCGACGACTGTGGCTGTAATCGATAAGCGCGCCACCTGGGACAAGATCAAGGCATCCATCCTCCGGATGCCGACGGTTGATGTCGGCGTGCTGGACCCGGATGTGGCCATCTACGCCGCCGTGCACGAGTACGGCAGTAGTGACGGCCACACGCCGGCTCGCCGGTGGCTGACCAAGGGTATTGAGGACAACGGGATGGCCGTGCAGGCAGCAATGGCAGCCACGGCAACGGCAATCCTGGACCAGCGGGTCACCAAGGCCAAGGCTGTCGACAACCTCGGGGGCGACGTAGCCGACATCGTGCGGGCACACGTCAACTCCGCCAACTTCCCGCCGCCGCTGAAGACCGGGACCGTGCGTCGCAAGGGGCACGCCAAGGCGATGGTTGATAGCGGCAAGATGATGGAATCAATCACGCACAGGGTGAACAAATGAGTCAATTCCGAAAACCAACGATGTTCTCGTGGAATCATCCCGGCCGCTACGAGCGCGGCCAGTGGGTTCCTGGCGCTCGCGTCGAGCGCGAGATTCAGGCGTCGGTGCAGCCGATGTCGATGCAGGACATCGCCGACATGCCTGAGGGCGAGCGCCATGGCCAGATGATCAAGGCGTACTTCGACGACGACACGATTCCGGTCCATCAGTTCAGCCAGGACCGCATCGAGCTGACGCATGCCGGCTTCCAGTGGGTTGTGATCAGCGATGAGTGGCACAACAGCGATGTGATCAGTCACCGCAAGGTCGTCGCACGGCGCATTGTGACGGAGACCCACGAATGACTCGCGACGAGCTGTACGACTACCTGAAGGCGGCCGGTGCCCCGGAGGTTGTGTGGGCCTACCAGAACGCGCCTCGCCCGAAGCCGCCCTACGTGCTGGTGGAAGAGACTGGCGTGGGCGTCACGCGGGAAGAGTACTGCAGCCAAGATGCCCGGCGCTGGGCTGAGTACGCGGTTACGTGCCGAATCCAGTATCACGGCCCCGGCGCCCTGCTGGCGCTGTCACTGATCCGATCCAAGACGCCACGGCTCCGGTGGAGCGGTGATGTGCAGCGGATTCCGGCCAGCCTGGAGGATGTTCGCTGGGAGGATCGCGCCACGTGTGACGCCGCTTTCCACCTGCTTCAGCCTCTGAATGAGCCGGGCGGCGATGGTATCATTGACGCTGTTTCCACGGCGCCGACGATTAACGAGCGTGCGTGGCCCGCATTCATCACACGGAGGCCTTGATGGCAACTCTGGACGATATCGTCTCGGTGGACATCCACCTGAACACGACCGGCGTGGGCCGGGCGAACTTCGGGACCATCATGGTCTTCAGTCGGAACACGGACTACGTGTCTGGCAAAGCGCCCGCACCTGACTCGGTCACAACCTACAACCGCCTGTCCGATACGACGGAAGCGATTGCCGCTGGCACACCGACGGCCAAGGTACTGGCCGCCATCTTCTCTCAGTCGCCGCGCCCCCGTCAGGTGAAGGTCTACATGGCCGCGCTGGGCGCATCCGACCCGTGGAAGGCCGAGCATCTGGCCAAGGCCATCCAGAAGGACGCGGACTGGTACTGCGCCGTGATCGCCGGTGAGTCGACCGACTTCATGACGTTTGCCAAAGCGATCGAGGGCGAGCGCCGCCTGTTCGTGACCGATCAGATCGCGCCGAAAGCCGCCAAGGACCAGAACCTGTATCGCACGGCCGTCATTGTTGGAGCCGAGGCTGGCGGCGTGACCGCTGGCGCTTGGGCTGCCAAGTGCCTTGGCTATGCCGCAGGCTCCGAGACCTGGGCACTGAAGCAGCTGGCCGGCGTGCAAGCCGCATCACTGACCCCGCAGCAGGATCAGGAAGTCCTGAACAACAACGGCACCGTGTTCTCGCGGATGTCCGCCCAGCTCAACCTGACCCGTGGTGGCAAGGTGGCCGGCGGTGAGTGGGCCGACGTGATCCGCTTCCGCGACTGGCTCCAGGACGTGATGCAGACGAACCTGGTGACAACCCTGATCAACCGACCGAAGCTGCCCTACACCGATGAAGGCTTGGCTGTCATCGAGTCCTCGATGATCAAGTCACTCGAAGAGGGTGTTAAGGCCGGCGGGGTGATCGACTGGCGCGACAACGGCGAAGGGCAGCTGGTCCGCGGCTACACCGTGACCGTCCCGCAAGCCAAGGACGTGCCGTTCAACATCAAGGCCAGTCGCGTCGCCCACGTGTCGTTCTCGGCCTATCTGACTGGCGCCATTCACGCCATCGAGGTTACCGGCTCCTTCACCTACGACGGCGCCCTGTAATGACATCTGCCCGGGCCTAGCCCGGGCCTTACTCAAAGGATTCTGCAATGGCAATCACCCAAGCATTCAACCCGGCTGACACCGTGGTGACCATCGGTCACGTGACGATCAGCAACCTGTCGGAAGATGACGCCGTCGTAATCGAGCGCCGGTCGGACGGCATGCAGTTCGCTGTCGGGCTGGACGGCAAGGTCGCCCCCACCCTGTCGGCTGACCAGACCGCCACGATCAAGATCAGCGTGCTGGCCACCTCGGACACGCACAAGGCGCTGCAGGCCCTGACCGGCTACGGCACCCCGGCGCTGTCCACGGCATCGATCCCCATCACCGTGATCGACAAGGGGTCGGGCACGCGCCTGGCGCTGGCACCCGTCTGCTACCTGTCGAAAGGCCCCGGCCTCAACATCAGCAAGTCCCTGGGCTCCCGCACCTGGGAATTCCTTGCTGAGAGCGTCATCACGTCGTTCTGAGCTGCTATAATCGCAGCAACACGGCCCGCCTCGCTGATACGTCGGCGCTGGCGGGTTTTTTTTGAGGACAGACGATGCAGATCGAGACCACCATCAACGGCCGCGTGTACCGCTATATGCGCCTGAACGCCTTTGACGCGCACAAGCTGGTGCTGCAACTGGTGAAGACCATTGGCCCGGCACTGGGCTCCGTGTCGATGGATTCGGATGTAACCGCTCTCGTCGGGAAACTGGCTGAGATCGGCGACCCCGTGCAGGACATCGCACTCCCCATGTGGCAGAAGGCTGCCATGACGTGCGAGGGCAAGCCGCTCCGGTCAGAAGCAGATGTGAACGCCCTGTTCACGGCCGAGGATATCGGCGACCTGTACGAGCTGGCCGTGGTCAGCATCAAGGAACAGGTTGGTCCGGCTTTCACGAGGGCGCTCGGCCGGTTTGGCGCCCGTTCGTGAGAGGGCATGAGGATGGGGCGCTGCCCGGAAGACTCCGGGCCGATGTCGAAGAACAGTTCGTCATCTGGCGCCCCATCCTTGAAGGCATGGTCTCACTGGAGGCTGTGGAAACCGGCGCCGTTTCACTGGAACGGCTGATGCAACTGAATGGCCTGCTTGATATGCGGGCCGCAATCCAACGGGAAGCAAGTGATGATCGTTCGTGAACTCGTGACCCGACTGGGGTTCCAGACTGACACCCACGGTCTGCAGAAGTACGAGGGGGCCGTTGATCAGGCCAAGCGGACCACGGAGAAGGCTGCCTCGGCAATGAAGGCTGCGTTTGCACTCGTGGGCGTTGCCGGCCTGGCCGCGTTTGGCCGCAAGCTGGCCGAGGTGGGTGACCGCATTAACACGATGCGGGATCGCCTAAAGTCCTTGTCACAGGGGGGTGACTTCGACCAGCTGGCCGATCGGGCGCGCACGCTGGGCGCCGGCATGGATGACTATATCGACGGCTACACCATGCTGGCCAACGCCACCGACGGTGTGCTGGCCAACCAGCAGGAAGTGACCGAGATCCTGGACACCCTGAACGCCGGCCTGAAGGCCTCTGGGGCGGATGCGGGCACGGCTGCCGGTGTGATGCGTCAGTTCGGGCAGGCGCTGGGGGCCGGAGCCCTCCGCGGCGATGAACTGAACTCGATGAACGAGGGCGCCGGCGTCCTGATGCGCGAGCTGGCGCGATCGATTCTCGGACCGCAAGGCACCGTGGGCGCTCTGAAGAAGATGGCCGAGCAGGGCAAGCTGACCACAGAGGTTGTGTTGGCCGGCATGCGGAAGATCGGCCCGGGACTCCGCGCTCAGACGGAAGGCATGGGCCGAACGGTGGGCCAAGCCACTCAGGGGTTGCGGGACACGATTGACCGTGTGATCGCCCGGTTCGATGCGGCCACGGGCTTTACCAAGCGGCTGACCGACGGGCTAGACTGGATGTCCGGTACGATCGAGCGCGGCATCCAGTTCCTGGGCGGGATGGACACCATTGCCAACACGCTGGGCATCACGCTGGGCGTGATTGCGACCGCCCACCTGCCAGCGCTTGTGACCGGCCTGACGGCTGCCGCACGGGCTACCTGGGCTTTCGTGGCCCCGTTCGCCCCGGCAATCGCCGCTGCCACGGCTGTGTTCCTGGTGGTGCAGGACCTGTACACGTGGGTCAACGGACAGGACTCGTTGGCCGGCCAGCTGTTCGGCCCGTTCGAGGACGCGGCCAACGCCGTGAAGACCCAGATTGCCAGCATCCGCCAGTGGGTATCCGACCTGCTGACCACGGTTGACAACCTGTGGAAGAAGGTCAGCAGCATCGACGGTATCACGGGTCTGGCCAAGGACGCGGCATCGGCCGTGGGCAATGGCGCGGCTTCACTGGCGTCGTCTGCTGGCGCGCTTGTGTCTGACGCCGCGTCGTCGGCCTGGGGCTCGATCAAGGAGACCTTTGGGTTCCGGCAGAACGTGACGGCCACAACCACCATCAACGTTCAGGGCAAGGCGGATCAGGCTACAATCAACGAGATCGGCCGCGTGACTGAACGATCGGTACGTGGGGCCGCCTCTGAGGCAGCGAAGCGATGAACTACGTGATTGACGGTCGGTCGGGCGTCCTGAAGAGTTGGGGCGCCCTGAATGCCGACATCCAGCTGACGGCCGTCACCTCGTTCGAGGTCAAGGATCAGCGCAAGCTGTCCACCTACGCTGGGGCGTGGGGCGGTTTTGACGTGATGACGGGCATTGGCCCGACTGAGCGCGTGCTGACGGTCAAAGGGCGCGTCAGCAACGATCTGTCCACCCGAGATGCAACTGCCCGTGTGCGGGCCACACTGGATCGCCTGATGGCATCACAGGAGCCGGTCGCCTACGTGAGCCCCGTGGCCAGCATCCCGCGGGGCGTACTGACCGGAGTGGCCATCACGCAAGCCGGAGTCACAGCCATCGACGTCGAGCTGACGATCAGGGCTGTGCGGCAGGTTGAGGCCGAATCTGTGGCCGGAGAAAAGGCGCCGCCTCGGGCCAAGAAGGGTGCTGGCAAGGACGTGACTGCACCGACATCCAAGGCAACGGCATCGGCCAGCAAGGCCAGCCAACCGGCCGCTGGCGAGCCGGCCAAGACCAAAAGTCTGTTGCTGCGACTGAAGGACGGTGGCAGTGACGCACTATCGGAGCTTTCCAATTGGCTGAAAAAGTGACATACACTCAGGTCTCCGGCCAGACGTACTCCTGGCGCCGCGACGGCGCCGTGTTCGGCGTGCGCTGGAACCGGCTGCTGTGGCAGTGGGTTGTCGTGGTTGAGTTCCGGGGTTGGCGAGCGGTCGGCAATGGTCGGGCCGCAGTAGATGGCGCCAGCATCCGGCATGTGGGCGATGGGGTGTTTGAATGCAAGATGTGACCGTTACCCTGGTGGGCGAGGATGGCAGCTACCGCCTCGTCGGCGCGTGCAGCCAGATTACCGTGACCCGTGCCGAGGACGGCAAGGCCTCGGATGTGGAAGTATCCCTGCAAGACGTTCCGCGACCCATCGGCCAGCAGGCCACGGGG